CAAAGCGGCGCCCCGAGGGATGTGTAGATGAGAATCTACACCAAGAACCCGACATCCTTGCCGATTGGCATATAGCCGTTCGGTCACCTGTATAGGTGAGAGGACCGGGTCTTGACCCAAGAGTTTCCGCCCTTAATAGGAGATCTCCTCTAGTGATTCTTTTAAAGAATCAATTCGCCAGCTAATGGAGCTGGTACCCAACGACGTTTCAGTGCGACTTCGCCGTGAAGTGCGGACCTCTCTAAGTGTTTTTCATCGCGAGGAGCGGAAAGATCACTAAGATCTTCGAGCTTTCGCAATGACTTCGAGAGTGCAGCATAACCACCAATCTGATCAGTGCGATAGACTGGTCCTGGAACCCAAGCCTTTATTTCTAAGGTCTGAGTATCCGGGTTCCACCTCTTTCGTGGATCCAGATTCCAGGGATGGTTACGGCCGAGAGCAGAGGAAGTATCAGGAACCCAGGGCAAAGGCCCAAGGATCGATTCTACTCGAGAGAATAGAATAGATGCTGTACGAACATAACCTCTTGAATAGAAGTTACGGGCGACAGCACACCATGATACGATACCTCTAACCTCCCGCCTTGTTCTGGGTGGCGGCTGATTAATATACGCAGGTGTAACTTGCGTACCATTAAAGGCGTCCACCCCACAAGACTCTCTAAACTTTCCTGTGAAGAAAGTCTTCTTGGAATTAACCTTACAGTTGTACTTAGTAAGGTAATTCAGAACAGCAACCGCATGTTTAGTAGGGACAAGGATATCGTCCCCATAAACATAGACGTTACGAGAAACGTGATATACGTTCCGGTAACTTACTGGGAGACAATTTTCCTTGAGGAGAGCCATTACACATATAGTGTAAAAGTACATGGCCTCGACAGGAAAACATAACGCACTGCCCATAGAAGCGAATTTCCGAACAGGTATTACTACTCCGTTCGGAAGCTTCGCTCTTGTCGAACGACATGATTCAATCGCATCCTTTAAATCAGGATTCGATTGAAACATTTCTAACGCGTAACCGACAGGAACACGGTCACTCGCATCAGAGAGATCGATCGTTGCTAATCGACCATCGCGCGACGAATCAAGAGCTAAACGCTGGTTAACACTTTGGTCACGGAAGTTTATGTGACCGGATGTTGAGGGATGTGTCTCTAAACGAGACACGATCGCTCGAGCAATAGCCTGTTGTACAAATTGCATACAAACAGGCTCTATAGCTATGATTCTGGGCCCTTTCAACGTTTTCGGAACAGGGGTAACCTTAACAGGTTGTTCTTGATCCGAATACACGACGGACACTCTATTGAGCTCCTCATTCGATTTGTCAAATTCCCCGCAAGATGCAGGGTAGACAGAATCAAGAAGAGGAAAATAAGGCTCAAGTCTGTCGTGCCATCGCCGGAGAACGAACTTCTGATTTCCAGAAATCCGATCCGCGGTGGCTCCGGGACCATGCCGTGGCGTAAAAGTATCCAGGCGTAAATCGCCCAGGATATTACCCCACAGCACTGAGGAAACAGTCGAAAATTCGACTGACGCCTCTTTCGGGAGCGGGAATGTTGAAAAGGAGCGTTCATTTGCGACAAACCCATCCAAACTTGCTTGAACCCTGTTAGGGGTACAAGATAGCTTGATCTTTTTGAAGGCCAGACAAATCTGCCTGACACTTCGAATAAGAGAAGCAACAAAATCTGGAGGGTTAAGGTTATATACATCGTAAATTCTCCCAGTCTCCGGGTCGAAGATTCGACTGAGCATTCCAGACAAAAAGGCTGGTATAGCTCGGAACTTTTTGAAATTCAAAAAGCTCTTAGAGTCGATCCTTCCATCGCGAAGACTTTTTTCAAAGTCAGCAGCGAAGGAAGGCAACAGGATTGTCAAGAATGACAACCCCTCCTTCGACGTGCGTGATCTCAAAGTTAGAAGATCGCGCTCGGAGACCTTAGCGGTACACTGGGCGCAGGCATCATAATAGATTGCCTGTGCAACTTCAAGGTAGTCGTTAATTTGGCTTTTCATGTAGACCTCATAAGAGGAGAACATCCAGCCATACGACTAGCCGATCAAGCAATCATGATGGTAGAAACAACTATTTTAGTTGTTTCGGTTTCTTAACAGAGGAACGTACAGGGTTGATTTTTGGCTGCGGTTCAATTAATGAGCCAGCTTCCATAATCACATTCCGAACAATGTTCGCAATGGGCCCTTGCGCGTTCGAAATGCCAATCAAACGATTGACATCAATACCGTTTTCTTCTAAAGCCACAAGAACTTCTTGTGACTTTTTAAGACCGGTTAGAAACTTTTTAAGTTTCGATGACATGTTAAGTCCTTTCTGGTGTGGAGAGTAAGAAAGCGATGGTAGCCACAACTACGTGATCACCTGCATGATTTATCTCAATGTAGGGAACACATATGCTGGGGTTAGTAACGGAAAGGGTATCACAGACCGAAGAAAGAACTCGGTCAATGTACTCCGATTCGCCCGCGCAATCAAGACTCTCTTCCATAGATTTTACCCATCATCGTCGTGTCGAACCAAGCCTTGAATCCTACAAATTGGTCGTTCACCTCCGTTGACGTAAAGCCAGCGTCGGGACGATCAACTTGAATGGACTCAGTTAAGGTTTCGAAGTCATTGACAGCAGTCAATGGATCCGCAACCACTTTTCGTTGGGTGAAAGCGACAAGCGAAACCGTTCGTGACTTCCTGTCACGTTTGACGGTTCGATGCCGTACATCCAACGTAAAAGTCTGATCAGCCATCTGATAAACAGAGTGGGTACCCTCGTTAAGAATACGAGGCATAGACTTGGCGACAGTTGCGACAGTAATAATCTGAGGATCGGCTAAAGCCATATGGAGACTCCTGAAGTAATTGGACAAGCGGTTGATAATCGAACGGTTCCAAATCGTTCGACGAACTAGATCAACCGCGGGATAGGAATCCAGATGGTGTCCGGGTTATCCCGATAGCACCGAGGATACCAAGTTGTAACCCTGACAGACCTTGCCAAGGTTTGTCAAATCCATAAGGACTGTCTGCTGCCTTTCGCTGTTTGATTGAATGACTTCTTGTCCAGTCAAACGCTTGGGCTCCAGCCTTCCAGTTAATTAACGAATGTTTCGTTACGAACCGTTCGGTGGATTTCATTACAAACAGGTATCTGGACACGATTCCGTCATTGACGAACTCGTCATGATGTTGGATGAATTGACCAACATTGGTGAACCAATCAATGGCCCACGTCCAGGGAGTAAGTTTCCAGATAACAGTCGGGTTTATCCTAAGACCGTAAATCGTCATAAGACGACGAACGTTCGATAACTGGCTGCCGAAATGCATCAAGTTATCGTCAAACTCAGGACGGTAGTACTTGAAGGAACCTTCGGCCCACACACGGGTTTTAACCCTACGTGTGATATCCATGGTTCCCCAACAAGGAATACCATCAACCGTCATTTGATTACACATTAACCTCATATCGTCCGTGAAAGGATCGATACCAGGTGTGTAACCACGCATGACGAGTTGTTGAACATCCGACTGATCGAGTACACGATGCTTCCGTACGAATGTATTGTTCATCTTTACAGTTTGAGCAATATATTCAGAAGAGTTGACGTACAAAGAGTATAACTTTTGTAGATCACTCAAAAACGGTACCCAACCAAATTCATGATTCAGAAAATTGTCTGCAACACTAGTTGGATGCATAACAATCTTTGAATAACCACCACCAAAACTCCTCCAGGAATTCCAGAAGAGATTGGCGGTAGTTTCCAGCATCTTAGGTAAGTCTCTTAATTCATATAGAAACTGACTAAGATTACCTGGACTGGGTTGAGGCTTGAGTTTATCCCAAGCGATCGTGTCATAGCCAGACAAGACTGGGATGGATGTGTCAAGGTAGGAACTGATTGAATCAGATCCCCATGTACCATCATCCCAAGCGGAACCGGTATACGTTTTATAGTTCAGTGATGAAAAACCACTTGAACCTTTTGACGATCCGGATATTCCAGTCCACAGTCTTGCAGAAGGTACCTGCATCTTAACAGACGCAAACGGACCACCTGCGCGAAATGGAGGACCGGGATGCAAAACATCCCAGATCTTTCCACTCGCGAGGGATCCCCCTGGAGTCCCAGTTCTAAACACATTCTGTGTTTGAACAAGAGTTCCGTTTTGGAAAGTTTTTAATTTTCCACACGGAATACCTTTACTCGAGTTACCAACATCTTTGTTGCCATGAAAATTTGGCTCAAGATTTTGATTAAACTCGCGGTAACGGTGGATAGCCCAATCAATTGAAAAGAATTGGAAAGATCTTTTCCGAGTTCTTCTTTTCTTTCTTTTCCAGAAAGACGGAAGAGTCGGAGGAACTACCAATCCATCATGAATGGCCCAGAGTAGGTACTTCTTCTTAAGGAACCACGGCTTCCGTTGGCGCCATTGCTGGAGTCGTTTTACAAAGACCCAGTCAAGAGGCCAATGAGAGAGCAGTAGTTTCCCATCCCCAGAAAGGATGGGTTCATAGCCACTGGCCATATGGAAACCTCCAAACAGATTTGAAGAGTGTATCGCTACAACTCCAGTCCTGCCCTGACGGG